TGATAAATACCAGTTCGTCGTTGTCGGATAAAACCTCGATGCTGTTGCGCACCATGTCGTCGAATGGGCCCTCGCCCTTTATCAGAATGGTGATCTGGTTGCCGGCGGCAGGCGCTAATCCGTTGGCGCTTGGTGGCGTGAGGGGTGATTCCACCGGCGTGACCGGCGCCGGGGCACCGGATGCGGATATGCTGCCGCCACCGCGCGACACGTTGGACGCCTCGGCCAGGCCGCTGGCGAGGGTCATACCGATGGCGAACGCCCGGCTGGTTTCGATTTGCGAATGCATGGCGGCCACGGCAGCCGGGCCGGCGACGCCCAGCGTCAACAAACCATAGGCGGCCATGTGCGCCTTGTTAGCTTCGATGTTGATCTGGCCGATGGCCAGCGCCTTTTCGAGCGCGATAGCAGCATAGGCGGCGCCTTCGTGTTCCTGGCCGAGTGTGCGCAGCAGGCCGACGGCCAGGGCGTTGCCGCGGGCCTTGAGGCCGAGTATTTTAGATTGCGCCGCTTGTTCCAGTTGCAGGCGTTTGGCGTTTTCCTGGTCGGTGATCTGGGTCATTTTTTGTTCATATGACAGCGCGGCCTGCATGCGCATTTCGTCATAACCCATTTCGGTTTCGATTTTGTTGGCCTCGAACTGGTCGATCATGTCCAACTGGCGCAGGTGGCCTTCCATCAAAATTTCTTCTTTGGTCAGCAGCGACTGACGGAATTTTTCGGCCTCGGCTTCCATTTTTTCGCGGTCTTTGTCGCTGATGCCGGGGTCTGTGCTTCCACCACTCACCACCAACGACATGCCACCGGCCTGTTGCGCGCCCTTGCGCATTTCTTCGAGCCAGGCGGCGCCGCGTTGCTGCAGCATTTGCGCGGTGGCCGGGTCGATCTCGCCCGGTGCGCCGGTGATATCGGAGCCCCGCAAGAACCAGTTATCAATGGCGGTTTGCGCTGTTTCAATCGCGCTAGGTATGCCCACTGATAACAGCCGCAGAACTCTAGCCAACGGACGCGCCAGTTCCGACGCCAACGCCTGACCCAGCGCATCGCTGGAGCGTTTCAGCTCGTCCATGGCTTCACCGGCGGCCTTGAGGTTGTCAACCTCGATATCCGTCAACGCCGCGCCACTATCAATCGCGGCATCGGTCAGTTCGCGCAGTTTGGCGGCATTGTTGTCGAGCAGCGGTAACAGCAGGCTGGCATCGCTGGCCAGTGCTTCCATGATCTGGATTTTTTCGCCCTGGGTGCCCACCTGGTTCATCGCGTCGGCAATGGCCAGCAATTGCTTGTCGGGCGACAGTTGCGCCATTTGCGCGATGTTGAGATTGAGGCTTTCGAGTGCTTCCTTGGCTTCGCCCGCGTCGTTGCGGAAGGCATCGCCGATTTTTTCGGCCACGTCTTTGAGTATGTCGGCGGTTTTGTCGGATTGGATGCCGACCGTTTGGAACGCGCTTTGCATCGCGGTCAGGGTTTCGACATTGACCCCTAATGCTTTACTGTAATTGTCGGCAATACGCGCGGCCTCGACCTGTTTTGTGACCAGCAGGCCGATGCCGCCCAGGCCCGCAACGCCGGCGAAACCTGCGGTCAGTTTGGTGACGACACCATCAAGGCCTTTGAATCCATCCTCGGCGGATTTCAGCGCGACCTTGGTTTTATCCTGCGCGGTGAGTAGAAACCGGGTTTCATGCGTTTGCGCCATCGATCACCCCCATGGCTTGCATGTATTTTCGCGGCTGGTCGTACAACCCGCCGGCACGGATCAGCAGGCCGTTTTTATAGTGCGCGTACAGGCGCAGGCATTCGCGCGAGAATGCCGTGACCATCGGCAACAGGCAGGTGTTGGACTGGATCACGCCGTCGATTTGCCATAATGGATAGTTGGCTGGCCCGCGACTGCCCGGCAGTTCGCCATCTGCGTCGCAATGTTTATGCGCGCAGGTTTGGCAATCAAACTGCTTGGCATTCTTGGCCACATCGACGGCGATCATCAGTTTTTTTCCTCGTCCTCGCTCAGTGTGCTGATGGCCAATATCCGGTTGACGATGGCCACGCGGTACTCGTGCGGAATCAGGCGCATGTTGTGCGGGGTGCATTTAACCGCGCCGGCCTGGTTGTTGAAGTTTTCCCAATCCAGCAGCGCCATTTTTAGACAACGGTCGCGGCCGGCGGCGAGTATCATCGGGTGCCCGCTGTCGCGAATGGTGACATAGTCGGCAATTTCGCCGAACTCGGCACCATCCAACGGGCGGATCTTGAACCGCGTGGCGTCGTCGGTGTTGCCCTCCGGCGCGTACCATTCGGGCGCCATGCCTTCCAATGCTCTGATCGCCATCAGGTAAACGCGATGGACAGGCCATCGTCCCCCGATGATTCAGCAGCGCCGAATGTCACCTCGTAGGCGCGTTCGGCCTCGCGCTCGGCATAGGCCACACTGCGCGAACTGACGGCCGGGCAGGAAATGGTGAACCGGTTGCCCGCAGTGCTGCCGATAACGCCGGTAGTCAGGGCCTGGGCGGTGCCGGATTCCCATTCGTTCACCCAGTCTTTCGTGGCCTTGAGTGTGGCCAGCGGGTCGAATGATCCGGTGATGTCCCAATCCGCAATGCGGATCTGACCGAACCCGTCGGTGGCGTTAAAATCGGCGGGCGTCACGATCTGGTTACCGCGGTCGACTGACAGGCGGCTGATGGTGGCGGCATAACCGCCGATGGCGAACGACCCGGCTTTGACCGGCACCGGCACGCTGCTTTGATAGGTGCCGGCACTGAATGCGGTGTCGCTCGACGTGCCCAGGTGGCCAGTGAATGTGAAACTGACCATCGCAATGCCGCCGGCCTCGGCCGTCAGCGTGAACGTGCCGACGGCATCCTCCAGAATGCGGCGGACACCATCCTGCATAAAATAGATGGTCAGGTATTGCTGGTTGTCGGTGGCGGGCGTGTAGGTGACCGACGTACTGGCCACCACGGTCTCGGCCATGCCACAGGCCACCAGGCAGTCGTTGATTTCCGGCGCGGTGCCGGCGGTGCCGCTGCCCTTGATCTCGACATCGAACGACACCTCACCCAGCGCGCCGCCATAAATATGCTTCAGCTTGCCCTTGGTGTTTTTGACGATGTTGCGTTCGAGCATGCGCGCATTGGCGCCCGGATTAAAATTGATGTTGGAACACAGCACAGCATCCGCGCCCGCCGTCGGCGTGGCCGGTGTGCCGTGCGCGGTCTGGACTTTCGCCAGGATGACTTCGCGGATTTTTAGCATGGCTTTGGCTCCTTATTTGCTGTCTTTTTTCGGTTCGGGCGCTTTACCGCCCGGCTTTGGTTTGAATTGCTGTTTCTGGGTCATGGTCAGGCCTCGGTGCTGGTGTTGCTGTGGCGGTATAAAATCGTCCATTGCATGTCGCAACGGGCGGTTGGTTGATCTTGTTCGGCGTCCAGTTCGGGTTGCTCGTCGATGGCCAGTTCGGTGTCGATGACGAATGCCAGGCCCTGGCTGATGTCGGCATTCAGCGCGGCGAATACCTCGGTTTTGATCTGGTTCAACTGGGTTTCCAATTGCGTCGTGGTTTTGACGTGCGCGGTGATGATGACCTGCAGGCGGCGCGTTAAATACGGCCAGGTGCGCGACCCGGACAGGTTTTCATCCGACCCCATCGAAATACTCAGCGCGGGCACGGCGGCCAGGCTATACACCCGGCCCCGGTGGACATTGGCGCCGGTGGTCGCCAACCCGGTCAGGTTGGTGGTGATGGCCTGCATGATGGACTCGGCGCGGTGCATGTTATTGGGTCTCTAGTATCAACACGGTCAGGCTGTCGCCCGGCTCGGTGGCGCGCAGGATGTAACCCGTCGTGCCGATGGTGATCGTGCTGCCGATGCTGGTTTTGGCGGCATCGGCGGCGGTGACCAGCAGCCGGGCATCGCGCCCAGATATATCGAACGATTCGGCATAGTGCCGCACAAACGCGCCGTTGATGGACACCCCGCTGCCCAGATCGGCCACCGTGGCCAGGTCTGAACCGTCGAGCATGTTTTGCACATCGGTGGCGGTTTGGGCGGGCATTAGTCGGCCTTTTTGCTGTCGGCTTTGGCCGGTGCTTTTTCGGGCGCGCGGGCCTTGCCGATGGCGGTCAGGTAGTCGGCTGTTTTGCGGTCGGTGTCGA